TTGGTATACCAAATTGGTGTAATTGTCATTTCCATAATGAATTATAGTTTATTTTTTAGTTTTAGTCAAATATTGTTTCATATCCATTTCAAGAATTGTGTTAATAGTTTTCCTTGGAACCCTATGTTCGACAAATTCTCGTTCTTCCGTTAATAATACAACAATACAACCCATTAATTTAATGTTTTCATATTTTGTCCCTTCCAACATCTTTAATAATAACTTACCGTAAAATGGTAATTGAGTATTATAATGTCCAAGAGCATTGTCAGGTAAATCCTCAAACGGTTTCTTCATTGGTTTTGTAAACTTATTCTTTTCAAAGTTTTTAGGTTTGTTTGTTTTCCAATCTGTAATTAAAATACCAAGATCACCATTGGTTCCAATAATTAACCATACCTTATCGGGTTGTCCAGTGTACCCTAACTCAGGATGACCCAAAACCATTTCCGTATCAAGTAATATGCAATTACGTTCTTTAAGTAGATCAATATATCTTTTACCCGCAATAACCATTGTATCACCTTTAACAATTTGTTCGGCATCACATTCATATATAGGTTGACGTACTTCCTTCTCAATACCAAACTCTTCTAACGTATGTTTTTCCAATAGGAAATGGACACGGGATCCCATATTTGTTGAGTACGTACCCGCCGCCGCCCATTCCTCCAACAATCGTTGTTGTTCATAAGGGTCACCATTCGCTTTTCTAAATGAAATACCCTCAGAATCAAATTCCGTATAGAAATATTTCAATACTTTAGAAACAGAAGGAAAATCATCTCTTAATTTACCATTCTCATCCAACATAGTATATTTGTGAGCATCCTCCTCAAATGTTAGCTGGAACTCACTCTGTTTCTGTGAGATTATTTCTCTAATCTCTTCCGCTATTTTTTTTAAATCCATCAATCTTTTAACTTTACAAAGTATTCGTTTATATTTCCTCTTAAATCACACACATCTTGGTCCATAGGTAAATGAACAATTTTGATACGTTCATATAATTCACCACCATTAAGTTCACGATATAATTTAATCGCATTATCCCAAGCATCACCATCAAGAGCGATAATAATGTCTCCCTTCGCTTTAGTATAAATCTTTTCAAATAGAATTTCCGACATATGTTTACCCAACATCGGTATTGAATTGTCCAAGAAAAATCCGTCAAACACACCCTCAACCAAATAGATATCTTTATCCCAATCAATTAATCTTTCATTGAAGATGATCTTATCTTTCTCGGCTTCAGGGTTTTTATATTTAAACTTACTTTTTGTGTCCCAACTACGAGCAACATAGTAGTTTAATTCTCCATCACCATCGTATGATGGGACGACAATGCGACCTGTATGACTACCACGATCACAAAAGCCAATATTATATTTCTTAATGATTTCATCCGTTATTCCCCTATTTTTCAAATAATTATATGCTTGTCTTCTAACAGGATACACCGGGCTTGATTCCGTAAACAAGGTGAACCCCTCAGGAAGTGTTAATTTTTTTGTTCGTTTTTGTCTTGGTTGTACCGTCTCAGGTTTTAGGATGTTATATAATTTCTTTAATTTCCTATTCCCGTACTTATCAAAAAGTTTACCCAAAGATCCGTGGGTACCATCCACATCACCACAAGACCAACATTTATAAACATTATTTATGTAATTTATTTCTAAATTATGTTTATTTCTATCCTCATCACAAACGGGGCAATTAAAGGAAATCTGACCCTTGTTGGGGTAGTGCAGACCGTGGTCACCCAAAAGGTCCTCTAATAACTCAACAATTGCCTCATTTTCTTCCATCTTTAGTAATATAAACAAATTATTTCAGTTAATCAACTTCACAAGTTTTTCATTCCCACTATATTTATACAATAGAATAAAAATTTATGGGTACAAACATTACAATCACTTCTATTACCGGAATATCACCTTATGATGTTTACGTGTGTGACACAGGATACACAACTTGTATTTATGTGTCAACTATTAATAGTGGTAACTTACCATATTCTTTTATGATTCCATCAATTTTTTCCTCATTAACAGATTTTGTGGTTAAAGTGATTGATGATAATGATTGTACGATAATAGAAAATATAAGTGTATAATGGCGTGTAGTAGTTTTTTAATATATACGGGTGCAACATCCGAAGGTTTATGCGACGAAAGTATTTTAGATAGTGTATTGGTTTGGGGTGATGACACATATTTTGTTTTTCCCACACCATATTCACTTTATTCCGCACCTGGTTGTAATGGTCCAGACTTAATATCAGGACCATTTTATTTTTCGTATTTAGGTTATTTTTACTACTATAGTGGTGGTACCGTTGTTGGTGACCCTAATTTATGTCCAACAACCACAACAACTACAACTTTACCCCCTGTTGATTATTTTGTGGGTTGTGGTGAAGTAGTCGATTGTGAAAATGGTTTTGTTGAGTTCGGTCCTAGTGATGATCCTGACGATATTTTTAATACCTGGAACAGGTTTGCGTTCTTTGCAGGAAGAACTATTCTTTTCAGTCCTATTCCTTTACAAAATACAGGATTACAACCTGACGGAAGTATAATAACTAATAACCCATCATATTATTTTTACACAGGAGCAACCAACACATATTATTTAGGTGAATTAAATATTCCAATGACTGAAGGTGAAGATGTTGGACCAGGTTTACCATCTTCATACCCTTTAAATACATTTTATTATAATACGGTTATAAATAAATTTGTTACCGCTTTTCGTGCTTATGGTACCTCAGTCCAAGTATGGACAACATTTAACCCAACCGCGAATGTTAGTATACCTTTAGGGAATCCAACCGCAGCACAAGGGTTAACAACATCGACAAATTGGTCTACAACTAACTTAACCTCAACACAATATACTGTAAGTGGTTTAACTAATACCGTAGTTTTAGCTAGTAATAAAATTAATGATGCTGGTGGTGTCCCAAAAATGATTCAATGTAGTCTAAACTCAGGTTTAGTTAATGGGTTTTATAGTGTTTGTGCGTACGGTGATTATACCCACGAAATAACTATTGGTAGTACTGATTCAGATGATGATACCATAGGTATCGTTTTAGCCGCTAATAAAGGTTTGGGTACTAATCCTGAAGTTACTGACTACCTATCATTATCATTTAATGGAAATTCACAACCAGGAAATCTTGGTCGAGCTTTCGTTTATTATAATTCGGGTCAAGATATTTACGCATTTAACAACGGTAGCACAACATCATCTCAAGTAATGTCTGGTGTAACATCTCCATTTGGAAATGGGGATTATAATACAAAAGGACAAGTTAGAGTTAGAATAGTTAAAACCGGTAATATAATTGAAATATATACAACAAGTAGAATGGGTCTATTTTCTGGAGCTATTCAACCAGGTCAACCAAACCCATATACATTATTATTTCAATTTGATTTAACAGATATAAATACTTGGACCGGAGCTCCAAATTACGCAGTCGGTGATGAATTATTAAAATTTACCGGATCAACAAGAATAGGTTACTTAACCGCATCTCAAAGTTCTAGTCAATTTTATGATATATTTCTTGATGGTTTTCAACAACCATCAAATAGTTTATTTAGTAATACAACTTCAGGTGTTGTTTTAGGTAATGTTTATACATTTGAAGAAGTTAGTGGATGTTGGGAATATAGTGGTCAAACATCTAATTATGAAACATTAACACCTCTTACAGTTGAATCTGAATTTAATGATTGTAGTGTTTGTAATGAAGAACCACCTCAATGCCCGTTTGAATCTTACTGTGTTTCTACAGGTAATATTTTTTATGATGGTACTTACTATAGTGCGGGTACATATAATGATCAAACATTTTGGACGGGTGAAACAAATAATTTACTAATATTCTTATCTCCTACCGAAAATTGTTGGTGTTTATCAACTGACTTTGCAGACCCATGTTTATTATTTGGTCCGTCACCATGTAACAATGATTGTCCCGATTTATGTGATGGGTTTTTCAATCCAGGAGTATGTCCTACGCCTACACCAACTCCAACTCAATATTGTCAAACAATATCTTTTGAGGCGGCGTTTGATTGTGATTTACCTATAACTCCAACACCCACACCAACACCTACAAAAACACTAACACCAACCCCAACACCTACCGCAACTGAATTATGTGGTGGTAGAGCAATGTCAATAAATGTAGTTGTATACACTCCAACACCAACACCTACCGCAACTGGAGGTAAAATGGTACCAACACCAACCGCATCACCTCAATATAATTGTAATTTTGATGGTTCAGTGGTATTCAATACATTTGATGACTACATCAGATGTAACGGAAGTAAACGTTTCAAAGATTGTGTGTCAGGAATGTTGTATCACACAACGGATGTAGTATTAGATCCATTTGGTGGTACACCGGCTGAGGGTTACGTATATCAATCATTTGTTGATGGTATTTCAACTTGTATATCATACGAAGGATTTGTTAGTAATATCGCAGGAGTTAATACTATTAATTTAACGAGTATACTTGGTAAATTGATTGACGGAGCGTGTTCACAATGTGTTATCATAAATACCCCAACACCTACCCCAACATTAACTAGTACACCAACACCAACGGCTTCATCACCTCTACCAACTTGTAATAACTATTTAATCGAAAATAGTTACATACAAACTCAAACATTCTCATATACATCATGTATTACTGGTTTACCTGTTGACGGAGTTCTTGACGGATATGGATCAACAACAATATGTTCATCTACACTTCCAACAACAACTTCAAGTTTCATCTCAATAACTAATATTGGTCTTTGTAATCCAACTCCCACACCAACCTCAACATCAGTTACACCCACACCTACACCAACACAAGGAGTTTATGTTCCTACTTGTTCGTTAATATTTAATACTAATAGTCCATATTATTACTCTTATGACTTGTCAACTAATATTTCAACAGAATTAGGTGTAATACCAATTTCAACAGATATTGCACACACTCAAAATAAACTTTGGGTTACTAGTGGTGGAGTAATAAAAGAATATGATATTACACTTTCTCCTTGGTCATTAACATTTAATAGGGATATTACACAACCTTATCCGTTAGGTAGTGGTATGGGTGCCGTATCAAACACTAAATTATTAAGTTCAAATGGAAGTACTATACCAGCCCAAATAATTGAACTTGACATTACAACAAATAATGCGGTTCCAACAATATTATTCACGTTATCATCGGATAGAGTAGTTTCGGGAGATTTATTATTAACGACAACCGGCAAGGTTTTAGTGACTTCAGTATCGTACAACCCTACATTTAAAACATTCTTAAGTCAATATGATTATTCAACAGGGACATTAGAAGTTGATGTGGAAATAACAAACTTTACACCATACCCATACGGTATTTTCCAATCATCAGGTTTACTTTATATAACAAATGTTGATGGTAATGTTTACAATATTCCACTAAATGCTCCTCACACACCAGTCTACGTTCAGACAATTCAAACCGGAGGGGGTGGTTATTCTGTATTCGGAGCATCTCAAGTACCAAATTGTTTAACGGTAAATCTAAACGTATAAAGCAAAAAAATATCGTCTAAAAAGACGATATTTAAATTTATATGTTAATTATCATATAAACCAAAATATATGTTGTTTAACATATATTATTCCCAAATTTCCTTACTTCTCATATAACCTAATACACAAGTATAAGCATCTGTTTGGTCAAAGTTCTCTTTCTTTAAAGTATTGTTTCTAGTGTATTGCCATTGGATCTGAGGCTCTTTTTTAGCAACCAACTCCCATATGATCATTTTCTTATCAATGTCCTTAGGAAGACCTCCAAATAGAACGTGTTTCTTTTTATCGTTTTCTTGTACTAACTCAGGGAAGGCAAACTTTCTTGAGTTGTAAGTGGAAATGAATTCAGGGACAATACCCAATATATCATAAATTGTCTTACAGATTAATGTATTAAATCTTAATAACGTTTGGATTGTATAGACATAATTTGAATTTAATAAAGGTTCTTCAATAATAACACTAACAATACCTAATTTCTTATAGTCTTCTAATTTAGTTTTAAAAACCTCAGATTTTAATATTAACTCTAACATTTTATTTTCTTCAGTATCTTTGTTTTTTGGTCTCGGAGATACGTGAGTTAATTCTAATAACTCTTTAGTTTTAATATCAAAAAGTGCCCATCCTATTGTTTTAGTTGAAATGTCTAACCCCAACACTTTGGGTGTATTCTTAATTGGTGTTCTCATAAAAAGATTGTTTTATTATAATATAATAGTAAGATGTTAAAACTAAAGTTTTTTACAAATCTAACTTGACTACGAACTGTTGGATACCCTGCCTTAAGACTGGTGATTGCATCTTAGAAATAACCATAACATCTTTATTACTATCAAGTAACGCAATCTCAGTAATGTAAGAATTTCCTCCTTTTTTCCATGTAGGATTTGTTGTGGTTTGGAACTCAGCAAAACTTAAATTAACCTTATACCTCATCTCATAAATTGTTGCCTGAATATCACTTTCAAATGCCCCATAGAAAAAGTATTCATCACCAAAATTAAGTTTTTGTGATGTGTTACCAAGTGGTGTTAATGGTATGTAGTTATTAAGATTATAGTATGGTGCGTTATTATAAAGATCAGGTGTTATAACAAATGTAGTACCTGTTAACCCATCCTCAGTAATATATCCATTAACCGTAGTTGTAGATAATGAACTTGTATAATCAATAACTTTCCATTTAGATGGATCAGGTCTTTGACCTGTAACCACTTTTTGTGCAATTACTTGGAAAGTAGTGGCGAAGAACCCATTTGGTGTATCACAAACCGTAGGACATAGCGTGGTAGTCGTTGTGGTTAGAGGATGGAAAGTTGTTGTTGTAGTTATTGGGTAATAAGTGGTTGTTGTCGTTAAAGGTGAATACGTTGTTGATGTAGTCGTAATAGGATTATACGATGGCTGAGTTAAACATTTAAATTCAGCACCAAATCTAACCGCCACATTTTTAGATGTATCGGGATTACAATCATTATTATTACCCACAATTTTAGAGTAATAGTTAGAATGTAATGAATTAGTAAAATTACTTGGATTACTTAAACGATAAGTAACATACATAGTTTCACCATTACCAGTTAAAATACCATTTGTTGTTGCGGTTGTTAAACCACAAGTGTTCGGAGTTATTAACGATACTTGAGGTGCCGTTAATGTCCAATTTCGATTTGACTTATATGATAATGCCGCAATTATCTCCTCATCATCAATAATAATTAATTTACTATCAGGGAATACTTTACCAATTCTACTTGGTAATCCATCTGCATTTGCGTTAGTGTCCCATAAGTGATAGTAACGTATACCAGGTTGGTTCATATCACTATTCTTAGTTGACTTAATGTGTTGAACTTGGAATAAGTCTTTACCATCAAATCCTGGAGGATCAACCCAAAATGTTTGTCCATAACAACATTCAGGATTTTTATGCCACATTAATGTAGGGATATGTAATTTAAAGTTTCTTGCCTGACCCGTTGTATCATCAGGATTTGAATTATCATAAGGTTCTAACGCAAATTTCTCACCATAGAAGAAATCAATAGTTTGATTGGTATAGTGTATAATTGCAATAGCTTTTTGTTCTTCAGGTTTAACCTGTACAATCTCATCAAATGAATTGTAATAATATGTATAACTTGTGTCAGTTTGACCCGAAGTTGAGTTGTATCCGAAATATTCTTTACTACCAATATAATCTATAGATCCAAAATAAGTATAATCTTCAAACTCAGTTGATCTTAAACCAGCTGGACTTTCGGTCCAAGGAATGTTCATGTTCCAAACTTTAACATCAAACTGATCAATATCACATATTGATTCATAATTAATCACATCGTCAGCCCAATGAGGTCTTGGTGTAATACTATCATAGATTGTTGTCATGTTTGGTGGGTATACTAATACTCTACCAAAACAAAATGTACTTAATCCAACATAATTAGGTGTAGGTCTATCTAATGTAACATTATCCTCACATATATCTATTATTCTATATGTTAAAATAGGGAAACAAGAATGTGCCGGTTTAACACATGAAGGATCAGGCGGTAAAGGACATACAGGTCTACTAGATGGAGTCAAACACGGTGTTGCCGATGGTGTCGGTGTTGGTGTCGGTGACGCACATGGATTATAATTCGTATTTGACGCAGTTGGTGTATTTGTTAATGTTGGGGTTGTTCCTATGGTTGCCGTAGGTGTTGGTGTTGGTAGGTCATAACAAGAACAATCTAATTTTCCTAAACCATCATAATATATTGTTATGAAATCCCCAACATTAGGTGTTCTAGTGTTTGTCGGATCACACACATCATATATAATTTTAATTTGATTTGTTCCATTTAATGTTGCCATATCAACAATGTAGTTAGATGTTACAACATATTTAGATCCCGTAAATGCACTATAATTAATCGTACTTGCGGTTGTGTTACCCGTAAAAAACCCTCTTAATGGTGCTCTGTTATAAACAGGTTCAATAACGGAATCCATAAATGGAATACCATAAGTGTTACTATTATTATCATCCACATAATATGGATACTTAACGTTTTGTTTGTTTGATTCAGGTATACCTGCACTATTTTGACTATTAAAACTTGGTTCTAAAACCACACTATTAAATTGGTTATAAGTGTTTGGTAATTCATTATATGACACTTCACTATCCCCAATTTGGAAATAGGATATATTAAAATTACCTTGTGATAATTTTAACCTTCCGGTATCGGTAATTCTAGTGTTAACTAAACCTGATGTATTTTTTAATATATAGCTCATTTAATCAATAAATAGTTTATTTATCATTTTTATCTCTTTGGATTTATTATTGTTAGGTTACAACAATTACAATTGTTTAATGTTGCACTTGAAATATATATTGCCGTTGTTGCGTCAACTGAATAACATTCCGCCAAAGGAGTAATTGGATTTACCGTGTTGGTATATGTACCAGTTACCGTAGTGGTTGAGTTAAACGTTAAATTAGGCCAAGTGGTAACATTTGTATTAGTAAAGAACGAACCTGAATTACAAGGGTTAAATGATGTTGTTGGAGTTAATATAGGTGTTGGAGTCGTAATCGGAACTCCATTGATACTAATCGTTACAACATTATTGTATACCGCCACAGTAGTTGACGGAGCGGTCGTAAACACACTTTCGTGTTTTATAGTATAAGTTATACTAGCTCCGACAGGTAATGCCGGTGAAACGGTAACATTAAATGCATTTGGACCACTTAACGCTAATGTTAATTGATAAGTTTGATTTGGCGGTGGTGGTGATAATGTAATTGTTTGAGTAGTTGTTACATTATTCGAATCTTTAACCGTAACCGAATACATACCACTTGTTAAATTGTTAAATACAGGACTTGATTGATAAGTGGTTCCTCCATTAACAGAATATTGATAAGCTGGACTTCCTCCATTTGCGCTTACTATTATACTACCGTTACCACCACAGGTTGGTGATTGGGAACTTATAGATAAATTAATAGTTACGTTTTGAACACAACTTCCTTCATTAACTGAAATGGTATAGAATCCTGAATAACTTCCACCCAAGAATTGCCATCCTGTTAACGGTAATGAAGAAGTATTTGAATTATAAATAATCCCGTTATCCCATCCATCGACTAACCATTGATTTGTTGTACCAGTACTCCAATAAATTGAATACTCGTCGTCATCAGATACCCAAGTTGGTTTTCCATTTAAATAACCATTAAATAAGAATTGGTGAGTTTCAATGTTAGATCCAGCACTTTCATAGAAATACATACATAGATCTTCATAACTTGGTAATGTCGTAGTTGACGTTGACGTTGACGTAGTTGTTGTCGTAGCCGTTAAACTACAAGTTGTATATGCGGTAAAATCACCATAAAAATCAACTACCGTTGCTTTATAATCTCCAATACCAAGATTGTCTTTTGTTGGACCTGAACCCCCGTTTTCCCATATAATATTATACGGTGGAGTTCCACCACTAATCATTAAACTAACTGACCCATCATATGATTGTGGGTTAGTTGGGTTAACATTATTACATATAGCCGTCATTGGAAATAACGTAACTATTGTACATTCATTTACAGGTTTTATTGTTATCGGTTGAGTTCCCATTACTAATAAATAATCAGTTATTTATTTTTTTCCAAAAATGACTTCATTACTTCAATATATTTAATCGTAGAACTATTTTCATCCACATAATTAAAGAAATTTTCATCGTTTTTTAAATCCTCAATTGGATTTCTGTTTATGAAATCTCCTTTATAAAATTTCGTATGTCTTAACTGGTCGGTAACTCCTGCCATGTGTAATATTGGATTTTCATTATAAATATTAATGTCGTCGGTTGCCCAAGAAAAATTTAACTCTTTTGTTATTTTTGTTTCATAACCCGAATTCCACATATTCCATAATAACGACCACATTTCCGCAGTCCAAAATTGTATTTGACCAGGATTTATTGGGAACCTCCTTTGGTAGTCTAACATTTGGTTATACAATGGTGTGCAATCATCATAAATCTTACCCCATAATAATGGATCCGTATTTTTGATGAGGTATTGTCCTCCGCCTGAGTTTTCTTGATTTTTTTTAATCAACTCAACATCAATCCCAATAACGTCAGCCATCTCTTGTAATAGTTGCCCTTTACTTGACGTTGGGTGTGCCTTCTCATACCTAACACAACAATCATTAATGTAATTATACCCAATATAACCTATGGTGTCAGACAAATATGAAATATCATCATTGAGTAATTTACTAAAATCAGGTAATTTATTGAATATGATGTCTGAGTCATGTAAAAAGAATAACTTCCCATTTTCAGGATACTCTTTTAACCATTGAAAAATTAAATATGGTTTAATACTTGGGATGTATGATTTAATATCTCTATCGTCATCATAAAAATGAACATTAAACCCATAATCACATAATTCCAAAGCACCTTGTGATGGTTGTTGTTTCTTCTGTAACCCAAATATAACATGAATCTGACAAGGTTTAATTCCCTTCTCAATAAAATTATGAGTATAAAGTTTTACCTGCCAATGAAAATATGGTACATCAGGTTGTGCGGTTACAAAAATAATATCTTCCATAAAGTAAAAGATATTAGAAAATTATTAAAATTAAATGTTACACTGAACGCAAGAAATATTATATACCAATTTTAAGTTGATTATAATATTTGCATCCGATAAATAATATGTTGTACCACCAACACATCCCGCCTCTTCAACACATTTATTATAGATCTTAATTTCATTTGTGGTGTAATCAATTTCAACTTTACTTACACCATCATAACTTTCTAAAACATCAATTAAAGTTTGACCCCAAGTATAATCAGAAGGATAATCAGTTAAACCTGATGACACATAAAATGATTGTTGGACGTTCTCACCATCGACGGTAACATCGGCAATAAAATCGGCGGTTGATATTACACAACCAACATCATCAAGAGTTAAATCATTAAAACCTTCTAATAACATTTGTTGCATACCTCGTTTACCTAATATACCGGTATTTTGGAAGTCGTCATTACATATATTATATGTTTGGTAACTTATTGAACTCTTTTTCCCAAAAAGGTCTACCGTTTTAGTTAAAGTACACCCACTTGAATCTATAATCTCTAAACTATACGTACCAGCACTTAATGATGTCACTGTTGACCCCGTTTGTCCATTAACATTAGAACTCCAATTATATGTAAATGTTGGAGACCCATTGAATATTAATGTTGATAATTCACCATTATTACCATTTGTTGGTTGAGTCACAACAAAATCAAATTGTACCCCATTAGAGTTATTCACATATAAATTTAAAGTTTGTGAACACCCCGTACTATCCGTAACGGTTCCAACATAATTACCAGGAGCCAAATTATTAAAACTTGTTGTTAATGAAGGTGGAAACCCTGTTATTTGATAACTATAAGGTAATGTACCACCACTACTTGCAAATAATTGGATAGATCCGTTATTTGATCCACAAGTTGTATTTTGAGTTATTGCAGATATTGTAAACTTTTCAGTATTATCTATGGTAACGGTAGTTTCGTAAGTGCATACTCCATCCGTGATTATTAAATCATAATCACCCGAAGATAAGGTATTAAATTGTTGAGTTATATTAGTTGTTGGTCCATAAATTGTTGTATTATCTAACGAATCCGTTAAACTATACGTGTAAGATCCAGACCCATTTAATATAATACTTACAGATCCCGAATTATCGTTACACATCGAGTTTGAGCTAGTCACACTAACAACACTAAAACTATTTGGTGTGTTTATTGAAGTAGCTCCCGACACTGTACAAATACCAGCATCTATAATATTAAAAGTATAAGTTCCTGAGAATAAACCAGTGAATGTATATTCATTTTCAAATATTATTGCGCTATCACCATTAGAACATCCAATATAATAAGGCGCAGTACCTCCCGTTACAATTATTGTTATCTCTCCGTTATTATCAAAACAATCTGGAGGATATGTCATATATCCCGCAATACCTAATGGTTGAGTTCCCGATATTATAATTGATTTATTTGACTCACAACCATTTTGATCAATAACTTGCACGTTATAAACACCTTCTGTTAATCCAGTTACGTTAGGACCTGATTGACCCGTTATACCATTTAACCAATTAATCGTATATAAACTTGGATCGGATAATCCTGTTAAAAATATTTTACCTGTCCCACCCGTATTTCCAGATATACAACTACCATTATTCACAACATAATAACCGTATGTGAATGGTGTTGAGTCTCCAATAATACAAGATTCACTTCTACCTGAACAACCACCTCCATCATCTGCAATTACATAATACGTGTTAGCAGAAAGTGGTGGAAAAACATATTCATTTGTAATTGAAGTACCACTATTAACGTAGTTGTGATCAATATCGAATAAGTAAAATGAAGCGTAATTATAAACAGATTGGGTGTAAGCGGTTATACCTCCATTATCAAAACCACAAGTTGTGTCCATAGTTTCTATAGAAACACAAGTACCTGTCGATATATAAATGGAAACTTCCCGAAGTGTTGGTGGTTCACCACTTGAGTCATATACATTTAAAAAGTACGATCCTCCCGTTAATCCAGAAAAATAATAGGTATCCGAACCCGTTAAACCTGAAGTTGGTAGTGGGTTATTAGGTGTTGGGGTTTGAACAACATACCAAGTAGGGCTATCACCCGTCACTTTAAATGTTACTTCACCCGCACCTACGTTTGAGCAATCGCCCGTAACAGAATAATCATATATTGTTATTACTCCCATTATTGATTACATATTATATCAAAATTTATTCCCACATTTAATTCTAAATTATCGGTACCACTTAAAGTCATACAATTATTATTATAAATCGTCACAACATTTGTTGTTTCATCAATATTAAATGTTAACCCACTATCAATTAATTGAGGTAATGAGTCGTATAAAGCGTTTAACCAATTAGTCTGTGTTGGGAAACTTGTTCCACTTACAGAATATCCATATCCATCAAAGAATTTATAATCTATAATTTGATTCCCATTTAATCTAACATCAACATACCATTCGGATGTTAAAGTATTAACCAAACAATCATTATTTAAATCATAACCATTATTATCCAAATATGTAGTCAAAACCTGACCTAAGACAACTCCAAATGAATTAACAGATGGACTTGATCCCCAAGGATAAATAGGACAATTAACCGATTGTATCGGACAATCAAATGGTATTAATTGACCAACCGCATAACACGGGTCACATGGTACAGGCACAAGTTGACAACCTGTTTGTCTTCTCCATACGAACTTTTGTCTATGGAAGATTGAGTTTTCTAATTTGGTACCCGTATTCCATATTGTGGTAGCTGGTACCATCTGTTCAATCAATTTTATCCAATAAGTCCCTAAACCATTAACATAATCAATCATTGTTTGATATGTAAAGTTATCGTTAGGTACATTAATTGCTTGACCTGATTCTAAGTATTTCCAGTAGATAGATTGAAGAGTTGGGTAACCCCCCGTTTTACCATCCGTTATAAATTGTCTATTTCTAACATTAATCATGTTATGCCAAAAAGTTTGGGCAAATTCAAAAAATGTTTTTTCTTTAGGTTTTGGATTAATCTCAGTCCAATCAATCCCACCTCTTTGTGGGTATGGAGTGTTTGGTGTTGGATTACATCGTGTTGGTTCAATATAGTTTAAACCTTCATTAGGTATAGGGTAATTATATTGTCTTGACATCGTCCATACATCATAAACCAACCCTTGAGCCGGATTCATAAATATGTCAACATTCTTAACGTTAATAACTAACTTATCGTCACTAACAGGATAATAAGCATTAAAGTTACCATCGTAATTTTCTCTTAAACCATTTTCAGTATCTGTCCAACTTTTTTTATTATCAACAACTCTACGTAATTTATATCCTAAATTCATATAAGGGAATGTTCTATATCTTTGTAGATATTCTTCACCATAATTGAATGGTAATAACGTAGTTTGATAATTAGGATTACTACCAGTAAACACACTATTAGTTAGATCCACTTGTTCAGGCATCCTATGTTGTGGTGTAGATTCGAACCAACCTCCTCCAATTTGGAAGAAGTATGAATCACTAACCGCAGGCATCATAGGATAACCAAAGTCGTCTATCGGATAATCTTCAGGGAATACATTAACATCTGTTACAACACTAATTGTAGTAAAACCTGTGAATTGTTGCCCTTGTATTGAGAATATATCTGTAGTGTCTAATGTTGGTAATTGTTGTATGTAAGTACCTCCCGATAATTGAGCGTATTGACCATTAAATTCTTGTATATTAATCTTTTGATCCGCAATATAAATGTATTCGTTAAATTCAATTAAAGCTTCAGGTGCCCCAATCAATCTTAATAATATTTCAATTGATTTTCTAGTACCTTTAGATTTGAATAAGTAAGCCGAATTTAATATTAAGTTTCTATAGTATTGGTAGTTAAGTTCCTCAGGTGTCATACCAACCGATAAACCACTAAAATTGTTACTACCAGTACCAAATACAGAATCTAATAATTGATCGTTTGTGATTGGGGATATATTTGTGTCCCAACCTAACGTCATTGCTAAATTCTTTAGTAATTGTGATGGTATATCATTTTTAATATTATAGTTAACATTATTCATGTTTGATAAAGCCGATATAAACTTTTTAGTTTCATCGAAACTTCTACCATAAATTTGTAAAACTTTTTCTATTTTTTGATCAGGAGTATCAAACTCTTTAATTGCCCCTGTAGTTAAAAAACGTGATATTAAATTAGTTCTATATGAATCTAAATTTGCGGCAAATTCATTTAATGTTAAAAGGTAATTATCAAAAGCCGCTGATGTAATATCCAAATTCCATACCCCATTTTTAGGGAATGTGATTGTTTGAGTAGTCAAATAAATTGTCCCATCTTCATTCTCTCTTGGAACGGTAAACGTTGATGTATAAATCGGAGTTATTGATCTATTTAACAAAAATTGTTCAACCTCATCCATAGATTCGTTGAATGTCTTATTAACATACATATCATTAGGTCTAATGACCAATGTGTCATAAGATATGTTATTACCAGAAAAAGGATTACCTTTTACAACAAAACTTAATGTTGTAGACGTGTTGTTTGACGGACTAAAGAATATAAAAGGGTATTCACCATCATTTATAAATAATGAATATTTTGCATAATTTGATGTAAAATTTCTTAAAGAAGAAACTTCAATTTCAAGTAATTCAAAATTTCTATTCGCATTTGAACTATAGTCAATATCAAATGGGTTTCTTAACGCATTAATGTACACATCAAATGATGTTTCATTTTCAACAGAATCATATTGTATGTTTGTTGCAGTCTCACTAGTACTGAAGTTAGGTAGGTTTGAAGTAATTTCAATCCCACCAGGGAAAAAGTTAATAATGTGAGATACCGATGTTGATATTCTTTTTACTAAAGACCCATATAACGTAAAATTAGTAACCTGCGATAAATCAAAATTAGGATAAACTCTGAAATTATTAGCCTGAAGAACTCTTGATTCCGTTACATTTTCAATATTTAAACTATCTAAAGAAATAGGTTCAGAAAATGCCCCGATTGAAAAGTTTCTGTCTTGTTTTTCCGTAATAGAAGTAGTAAATTCAAAATTTGCTTGGGTAAAACCTCCCCCATCAACAAGTTGTAAACCAACTAAGTTGTCAGAAAAAGTACCTTGACCGCTTGCAGACTGAGGTGGACACGTATATCTTGTTACTGCCATTTTTATACTATGTTGTTAAAACTTTTACTAAAATCAATGTTATTATTTCTATCTTGTCTAACCTCATATAATAATTCATTAAATTGATCACGTACCTCAAATAAGTTGTATTGTTTGTATATGTTATTTGCACTATCGTAGATTGTGTAAATTCCATCATCAATAGATTTAGTTTGATTACCATAAAGAGCAATTGCCAATGTAGATATATCATGTTCTACGATTTCAACCTCAGTTGTGATTGGATTGAAGAATGTGTTTGTTATAATAATATTCTGATCAGGTTGACCAATAAACGGTGTTGCGTTTGGTTTGTTAGTTGGTGATGATGATGGTGAAAGAGTACAGAAAAGTAAGTTTGACGTACTTTCAACATATCTATATCTGATTGCTTTTTGTGATGTATTTGTTAAGTTTTGAATAACTGGCTCACAATAGAAAGATGAGGTTACCACTCTAAAGAAATTAGGTATTTTGGTACCATCCGAGTTTAAGTACTCAACTCTAAAACCAATTAAACCTTGATTAACAAATTTATTTCTATATTGAGAAGGAACGTTATTTAAATCTATAACAATACCTTTCACATTAGGTAATGATGATAATACACCACAATCAGTTATCTTAGTTCTTATTTCCGCAGGTCTAATATAAAGGGTATAAATCCCCAATTTATTGAATTGGTCCGCAGGTAATTTTAAGTTATATAAACCACCTAAAATTTCAACCCCTGAGTTACCACCAGTAGTTGAGTTATGAAAGTATGGTCGTAAAATTGATTTCGCATCTAACTTAGTTAAAATAAAATTATCTGTTTCGTCCCTTGATGGCGTATAATTCAAGATGATCTCTACATCATCAGGACTAACGTCCGCACTTCTTATTGTTCCGTAATTACCTGTAGCCACAAGAATTTAATTTATATTTAGTTTATTTTTTTCTTATTTAATAAATACTTAACTAAGATCTTTTTTGACATTAAAAAATCCATATCCGTATTTTTCTAAGTCCCCAACATTGTCAACTTCACCAAGTCTTTCAACAAATTCCAACGCTGAGTTTTTACCTCTTTCTATGAAAATATCTGTTTGGACTTCTGGTTGGTCAATGACATTTATTAAAGCCTCATTTTTTGTTAAACCCGACATTACAATATCATCTTGAGTTAATCCTGAGGAATACACCATGAAAAGAGTGAAATCCTCATAATCAAAATAATCAATTTGATTTATTGTATATGCGGTATATAATCCACTTGGATCTTCACCCCAAACAGTTCCAACATTACCTGAAGTACCCGTAACTTGTATACCCAATTTAAATTTACCACCATATAAACTACTCTTAGGTCCATATTGAGCTAAGTCATTTATTGTTGATTCCGTATACCCTGTCACTAAGAATGGTACCGTAGTGTAGTTATAACTGAAAAAGTCATTTATATCCGTATTTGAATCTCCACTAAAAATGTAATCATAATTAAATGAAGTGGAGGCCCAATTACCACCAGCCGGTGTAAATGTTGCATTCCCATTAGGGTTAGTTATCATCACATCATCAAATGGTGTTGTTATAGTTTTAGTGATTGTCGATATACCCCACGGTGAAGTTGCGGTCATAGTTATTACGTATTCACTATTGGATGTTGGGTAGTTATGTGATATAGGAGCAGCACTTGTTAATGTAACTTTTGGTGATCCGTCACCCCAATCAACAACATACGTTACCAATGATAAAAATTTAATAAATTCAGTATCAGAAGTATTATAAAAATAATAAGTGTATGGATTTACTGTTGTTGCGGAAAATAAGAAATTATTTATAACTTCTTTTTGTAAGATTGCCCCATCAAAAACAGAATAATAACCCATATCCACCGCAGTTTGTGTGAATAATATTGGAATGGTTAACCCTGTTAATAAAGAATCACCATTAGTTCCTCCCGATAAAACGTCAGTCATACCAGTGTATACCCCAATAAAGTCAACACCCGTTACGGTTGTTTCTCCCGTTAAAACAGGACAACAAGGATCGGTAGTATCAAATACATCAGTACCACCGGTGTATTGAACCAATCTAAGATCTCCAAAAATGTTTTCGGGTGATATTTTAAAATAATATTTTTGTTCTTCCATTATGGGTTTACGTATTCATACCATCTTATTGGTGTCGTTGCACTACCAACTCTTAAAGTTGTTGAAGTGGACGATACCTCATATGTCTTGTTATTATAATCTAAGTTTACTTTGTAATAAAAATAGTCTTGAGGTGAAAAATTAAATTTATTTGGTGTTATTAATGGTTGTGGAGTATTAGTCATTACAACATAAGTTCCCAATTTACCATCAAAGAATTTTCCCGAAACATAAAATTCACTTATGTCATAAAAATCCCTTTCTCTTAACCAGTAGATAAAGAATCCTTCTTTATCACCAATATAATCCAACTTATACTTAGGTTTTCTGATATCAACATTAGGCAATAAAGCGTTTAACGTTACACTCATAAACTCACCCTGTTGGACAGGTACTATTATTGTGAAAAATATTTTTTGAGTTTTCTCATCAGTTGTATCGTAAAAATCCAACTTGAAGAATGACTTAGTAAAAGGTTTACTATAATAATATACCTCCTCATTTGTAAAACCTTCATTAATATAGGATATACCCCAATTTGTTTGGTTTACATTATTTGAGGTTATCGGTAAAACTCCATCATAGAAATAAAACTCATAATTAATGTCCGTATTACCATTAATGTCTGAATTATGGGAAAAACGACTTACTTCAAAATCATTGGCTAAACCAATCACTTCTTTTACCATTTCTTTCTCATAGTCCATTATACTATCTTCCCTACCTGAAAAATCCCATTTCATCTCAATAGGAATATCCACGTATTGGTCACTAACTGGTCTTATTATTTTAATCTTATTCACACTCATCAATGATCGGTTCTGCAATATTATTTATGTTTTGTACTCCAATTCCTTCAGGCGTTAATCTAAATATTGTATTTACGTATGGGTAATGTTTACCATTCATAAAAGGATAATTAACCCCAACTCCTGTACTATCTATATAACCATAAGTATATAGGTCTCTCCATCTAAAACTATTTGATAGGTTAGAATAGAATGCATAATCAGGAACACCGAATATTAAACCAGCTTCTGCCTCCTCAATGTAATCGGAAAATTCTCGTAACACAATTGAGTTATGTGGATTATAGTAATAACCAAATTCATTTGATGGGGGTGCCTTAGTTTCAACGTTAAACTTTAAATCATTATATATAATTTTATGTACGTGTCTTGAAATAACTCTTTCTGTTTGATCATAATCATTCCATTCACAAAAATCACCATCAATAGTATCACCAGAAATTAAATCCTCATTATAATAAAAAGGACCAACAGGTGGTAATGTATTTGAATTATATTGACCTTCAGTTATAGTTGTATTTGATAGGAAGTTATTTTGGTCCCACCAAGAATTAGGTAGAGAAGCTTCTAATGGTTGGTTAAATTCCCAACCCTGTTTCATTCCTTTAGTCCAACCAAAATACCCTTTCCATATTGTTGTGAAAAACAACTCAGTTATCGGTCTATTTTGATTATCACGTAATGGTTTAATGTCAATGTCACAATTAAACGATAACGTATAAGATTGATTTCCTTCTTTAACCGAAGTACGATTTACATTGTTAGGACTTAAAACATCTTTTTCAAATTTGGATTTAGATTCAAAAATGTTTTGTTCAAATCCAGCCTTTATTAATAAGGCACATTCAGAATTAGTTAAAATCTTATGTTTTCTAATATAATACTCAGACCTAGTTTCGTTTGGATTACTTTTATTCACAATTCTTTTAAATGTACCTGAAGTCCCATTTTGGAATGTGGTTCCAATGAAACCTACATTAAAAATCTTGAATATATATTCCTCACTACCAAATCCTGAGTCGCCAAGACTATTAACCTGAAATATTGTCTCACCATTATAATCAAAAGGTAACTCAACATATTCACCTACCAACAATCCATGTTTCATAGGACAATTAAATGTTATATAATTACCATTATCATCACTTCCAGATGTTATAGTAAAAGGAATACCATCGGAAGATGTCCAATACCAAGAAACAGAAGTTTTAGGGTCAATCGCAAATAATGGTTTATTATAATCATTAATAAATGGATAACTTACATAGTGAGTCCAATTATATGTTGATGCACTTTTATTAATAAATGTAACATGGTTATTTGGTGGTTGAGTATAACCCTGAATATTATTATCTAATCTTATAAAATCAAACTCAGTATATTGAGGATAACCCTCCCATGGTGTGTTAGGGTTAGTTGCGTAAGATATTGCGTTATTAATTGCGTTAGTGTAATACAAATTATTTCTAAACGGAACATAAGTAGCTGACCCAACATATTCATTTTTAAATAGGAATGTATATTTTGTAACGGGTCTAAAAATTGTAGATGATTGTCGTTCATCATCAAAAACTTGTTGTAAACTTATATTAACATTTCTGTCAAATTCATCAATTTCTTTTTGAGTCTGTTCTAAAGGTACGTTAACAAAAAGATTTGTGTCACTAGATCCTTTATATCTTAAACTCCCTAATACTATATTTGTTGTATTATCAATCATTATTCGTTTGTATTAATATATAGTTTAGCAAATAAATCCATTGCAGTTTTACCATTACTTAATCCAAAGTAAAAGAAGTAAGGTGCCCCAACAATAATAGGGTTATACGTTGCCGCTTGAGGTGTTGGGATTGGATCCCCGTTAACATCAAAATTCGTTAAAACACCTAACTTCGTGGTTGAAGTTGAGTAGTAAGGATCCACATTAGAATCCAAATCTTGGTATCCTTTCTTATAGAAACCTCCGGTAACTGTAACATCTGTATACCAATTATTATTTTCAGAACCAAAAATATTTGGTGATGGTGTAACCGTCCACATATAATGTGGTACATCTTGTGTTTTTGGGAATCCGTAATAATCTTGAATTAAAGGGTTAAGACTATATGTTTCAAACCCTGGTGAAAGTTTTCTTCTGTAATTATAATTTTCTTCAGGTACTTCATAAAACACTCCAAATACAGGTCTAGGTGGTATTAGTGAGTCATCACCAAAAAAAATAGAATTGGCATTTGGGTAGTTCTCAACTAAGAACGGACTTACCTTCCATTCAGAATTAATTGATAACGATTGAGCAAAGTCACCATCTATTCTGTCCGCCCCTCTTGTACTATTAAAGAACTGAACAATACCAACACCTTCCGTATTACCATTTGGATTTGCAATAGGTAAAATAGCTTGTCTAAAGGTATCATTTAATAATCTTGATAAAAACCCAATTTGTATAACATCTGAATTATCTTGGTATGATGTTGATTTAACTTGATCAGCCATATACCCATTGAAATTTGAATTATTACATATTTCACTAATAAATTTATCTCTTGGTCCTAAATCGGCAATCGTAGTTGGGAATTGGATTTGTTTTTTATTATACCCCAATCCTGGATACCCAGTAATGAGTGAAGTTGGCCACAATGGATTTACCGATGGTGAATTTTTACCAATAAATTCTTGAGTACTTTCTTTCCAAGGTGATGATCTATAGTAAAAACCATTAGTTAATTCATTAAAGATGATGACATCATCACAATAATTATATGTTGGTTCATTAGGATTTGTTAAAGTATAAGTTGCAGTTTTATTAAACGCAAACATATATAAAGTTCCATTTATCCAGTTATTTTGGAACACTTGAGCAAAGACTCCACGACAAGCGGCAAATGTAATTGTAAACCTTGTTTTCCATTCTAAGAATAACGCAACATCTTCATCATATTGTGAAATATATTCTTTATTCAATAAACAATAACAACCTTTTTTCACTCTATTTGCAGGTACTGAACATTGGTCAGGAGGTATAACGGTAACATTAGTACCCGAACCTTGATAACATTTTAATGATACAATATTATCACAATCTAATGTAGATGCAATTGATGAAATACCTGAAGGTAAATCAAATTGTTCACCTGACGGTAATGACGATGCAATTCCCGTTGATTGTTGTTGTTCCGCACCATCCGCAGTATAAAAAGTAAAGTTTCTGTTTTGGAATAACGCAAAACCAGTTCTACTTCCCGCACCATCTTCAGTTTTTGTTGATGTTGGTAACCTATCACTTCTCATTACAATTTTTTGTGAATTATTAAAGTCAACACCACCCAACCCATAACGATAATATGCTGGTGAGTAAACCGCATTTAACATTGCTGGAGGATAACCTAACTGAATTTCACCTTCATTACCACCATCTGGGGTGTTAGTTGTCCATGTATTCGGATAAAGAAATTCACTAACAATTGGTGTATTATTTTTTGACCCAATGAAAGATCCTCCACCAATGTAATCAGTTTGCTGCCTTGGTAAAGTATAATCACTATTTGATGGTAGGTTAGTTCTATTTACAGTTAAAGCACCCAAAGTCGGCCATCCACCAGAAGAAGGTGTGTAATCGGCAAGAGACGTATCGTCAGTAGATAAATAATAATAAGGATAATTCGATGTAAACGCAGTATATATTGTTGAGTCAGGTGTAAATGTAAATGAATTGTGATATAGATTAGGTACGTTATTATTTGGTGTATTGTGTGTAATAGGTTTATATGGTGCCGACCCGTCAGGATTTGCCTGAATAGGTATATTCATATAATAAGAACCTTCAACACTAAGAGGTGTCGAACCAACAGAAACACCCCATGAAGTGTATCCAAATATTCTTGATAAATCGTATTTAATAGTTTGTTTAGTCGTATTAGGGTCAACACCTCTAACCAAAATAATAACCTCATAATCTTGATAGTTTTCCATCTGATATAAAGCAACTTTAGGTGTTAAGGCAGTATTATTAAAAGCCGCCCCACAAGTTGGCATTGCAACTCTAATGGCGTGTCTTAAATATTTAGAAGGGTATAAATTGGGATTTGTTGTATCATCTAACGCAAAAAACTCATTAATCGTTAACCCAGTAATCATTTGGAAATATTCCACATCGGTAGGGTACTTTAAGAAACCACCATCATTTTCTTGATATATCGTTAAATTTATTGTAGTTGTGTTTGATGGGTTATTAATGTTATTAGTGTCCGCACCTGAAACTTGGACAACTGTGGTACCCGTTATAGTTGTTCCAGTGACCGCGTTATTACCATATTGGTTTACAGTACCTCCAGTGATGTTAACTAAACCACTCGATTGTGTTGGGTTTTGGAATGTTATAATTTCACCAGTACCCATCTGATTTTTAGTCCCTGAACTAGCAAGTAAAACCACTACTTGGTCCTCATAAAAAGTATTACCCGTAAATTCATTAACAGTTGTTCTAATTATGTTAGGAGCATCAGGTCCATTCGGTAAGGTTATGAAAAATTTATCTCTTGTATTAAACTCATTTAATTTTTGAGGATAAGTCTCACTTAAAGGATATGCCCAATATCTTGGGTCCACACCTGAGTTTTCTTCTGCTGCCCACATAAATGGTTGCGGAGCATGATACAATGAAAACTCATTGGCAAAATATGTTGTTTTTCCAACATCCGCAGCCGTTTTGGTTGGGTCAAATAAAATATCATACCCCGAAAATAATCTTTTATAATCTAATAAAGCTCTTGCTGCAACATCGGCACTATAATCTTGTTTAACCGCCCCCGTAATTATAGTTTGAAAGAAACCCGACCCACACCAATACGGACCAGCACTTCTATCGTCAATATCTTCATCCTCAGGATTTTCCATATTTGGGTGGTCTATCTTATATGAACCCGAACTAATTACAGGTGCTAAGAATGTGTTTGCCGCACCTATACTTGCTTTACTTGATGAACTCTCACTTTCCGCATCAATACTTGCTTGTACTGAAGCCGCATCAATATCATCATCCAATGTTGCAGGACCACAATCACAGTCACAACTTGTACACTCAGGATATGAAATCATAGGTAGTCCTATTCGTGGGAAATTCTTAATCTTAAGAAGATACTTTACCGTAAATGCAATAAAAGCCGCCGCTAATGCAACGTAGAAAATTGCTTTTATTATCTGAAATGCAATTCTAAGAATAAGACCAATGTTAATTACAGGTCCACCAGGTACCGCAGTTGCAGTTGATTCCAATAAATTATTAATGGTATCAATTGCCGACCAAATCGCCCATATTGCAAACACAATACCCAAAACAATAAGTAAGTATTTTAAAACCGGCCAAGCCCAAGCAATAAAGTGGGCAACAAATAATAAAACTAATAACGGAAATGTTAATACGTTTATTAATATGTTAAATATGAAAAATATAAAATCAAAATTTCTAATAATATCATTAACAGGGAATGTATTATTCGTTGATTTACAAGTTCTATCATCAATCTCTTTAATCCCTAAGTGTCTCGCTCTTGATATTCCATTTTTATACCTATCAAGAAACATTGCGGTTGTATAAACTTTATTATAGTTCATCTCATAGAATGTATCCTCACAGTTAATTGCAGAAATAGGATCAACATAATCATCCCAATCCAAACTAAACGTATAAGAACGTAATAAATCAAAATAACTTTGTGGGAAGAACGTGAAATTAAATTGTTGTGGTTGTGTATTGTCAATTGGTGTTGATTGTATTGTTAAAATATCACCAGCACTAACAGGTATTACTGTAGTATCACCGTAATATGGTGAACCATTGATAAATACCGTAAAATTTTCAGTGTTTATTTGACTATTAAATAACAAACCACCATCTTGAGCAATCGATTCAGCACCACTAATAGTATTACCAGCAATCGTATCAAAAACTTTTGGTGTTGTCGAATTTGGTGCAAATGGTTCAGAACCAGATGAACTCCATCCATGTTCTTTAATATTCGGAACTAAGAAATTGGCTCTTTGGAATTCATTCTGTAACCCACCTTCATTATTCCATTTGAATTTAAATCTATATCTACCTTTTGTTGGAATACCTTTTGTCGGGTCGTTTGAAATTACTTGTTCTCCAAATTCATTAGTAACTATGTAATCTAAGTTCATCGGTACATTCGCTAAAAATGCTCCGTCCCCATCAATGATCTTCCCATCTTGTTCAAACTTATGTTCTTCAAGAACAGGTAAATTATTTTTATCAGGAAATATTGTTTGTCTTATTGCAAGTATTTGTCCAGGTCCTGATATTAAATCACATAGATTACCTGTGTCGTTTTTAGGTTTACAACTTGTTTTAAGAGCGTCATCATTAGTATTTGATATAATAGACCCCATGAAAATTGCATTAGGTCTAATGGTCACATTTGCCTCAGATGTTAAATCAAAATCAACTCTTGTAATTCCTATCTGACAGATGTCTTCTTGACCCCAAAGTGGTGATATATCAATATTCTTATTTAATGTCTTAATTTGAGGTAATTCACTTAAATTTGAAGACCTTTTGAATGTTGCCCCATTAACTTGTGTTTCCGTTGCTTGACCCGCATTAATTAAATCTTGCGGTGTTAATGAAAAACACCCAATGTCAGATAAGTCAACATCCATGAAAATTGTTTGAGTCCCCGTTGGAACTCCAAAAATCATGTAATCACCACTATCATTTGTTTTAACCGTATATTTGTAATATTTGTCATATACCTCAATATAAGTCTGATCTAATAATACCTCATCTCTATTTGGGAAAGTTCCTGTCGCTGCGTGAACACTATATGATGGATCGTGTGGTAATAAATTGTATCTATAACCCGCATCATTATTATCGGACAATGTTTTATAAGGATATAACTCACTGATTGTTGGATTTAATTCATCCTCGTTAGATAAAGGTATGAATACCGAAACTTTAGCATTTGGTATACCAAAACCTCCATTTACTAAAATCCTACCAACTACAACACCGTAGTCAGAACACACCTTTGTATAAAGATCTGATTGGTTAATTTTTAAAGATAGGATTTCTAAAAAATCAAAATCTTGATCTAACTTTACATTGATGTACTTGTCGACACCTACTTGGGTCCTTATTCTGTATGATTTTGGCATTAAAGTCTTTTTTGATAAATAGTTTATTTCCTATTTTCAAAAAATAGTTCTAATTAAAAAAAAATAAATTATCAGGAGAAATTAACTGTACTTAAATTGATAACTCTAACGTTAATATCTTTGTTAGGGAATCTAATTTGGTAAATTTGTGTTGGTTCAGCAAAAATAGTATCCGCAATTAATTGTATTTGTTTGGTCGCAGGATCTGAATATTTTTGAGATGTTTGATTTGACGAGTACTGACCTCCAACTTTATTGAAGAACTCCATATCCGAAATACTGATCACTCCATTTTCGGCTTGTATCAATCTTCTTAACTCAGATACAACAACATTTTGGCCTAATTGTCTTGTTGTAGGACTAAAGTATGTGGTAATGATATCAATAATTTTAGAAACAATCGCCCCTTGGTTTTGACTAGCATCTAATACAACATCAACATTAACAGATAAATCAATAGGATTTGCACTTTCAATTGAAATGTAATCATTAATCATTCTATAGTTAGATAGATAGTTTGCCACATTACTTTTTAAAGTATTAGAAACCGTGTCAGTTAAATTACCACTTGTATCGTAAGATAACATTTTTATTTTTATCTTATTATTTTCCTCGGTAATCGCAACTTTAGCAGGTGCACCAAACTGAGAAGGCATTGTTCTAATAATAGATTCGTAATCATTTATAGTTACCGCTCTATTTTGAGCTGAGAAGTTATATGAAACCATATTTCTAACTTCTTCAAGTGTTGGTGCGTTTGCTCCTCCAATTGCTGCAGTTACGTTATTACAACTTAATGTGTTTATAACGGATCTGTTAACACTTTCTGAAGGACCATTAACAAAAAATGATACCGTACCAATTTGATTGATAACATTAATACCTAAGTTTGTTGCCTGTCCACCACCAACTCTATATTGAATGAATAAAGTTGAATTCGATTTTAATGCTGAACCTAAAGCTAAATTATTCGAATATTTGTTTAAATCAAATCCTTTTCCTGACCTTGCAAAATCCCTAAGTTGTTCTTCAGCAGAAACATTACCACCACCAAATGTCATTTTTAAATAACCTTCAGGTGTATATTCAGATGTAAACTTAGTATTTGTTAATATGTATTTTCCAACTTTTACACCAGGTTGATCTGAAACTTTTGTTGGATCCTCAATAAAAACTCTATCTTCCGCTAGTGATTTTACCTCATACCATCTATTTTCCAAACCTAAAAATTCTTGTGGATTTGGTATTGTATTGAATTGTGTTCCATCTTTTAATATAACACTCGTAATTCCCAAAACATTTTTTTCAGGTAAGAATAATTCAAAGAATGGTTTAACGTCATTTGGTGTAATAACTCTTTTAAAAACTTTAGTAAATCCATTAACAACAACTTCTCTTTTTGTGATTGTATAATTTAATAAATTACCATTAGCATCAAAATTAGGAGTTTTTAATCTATTTAATGTTCCTTCAGAGTTGATTGCCGAAGCAAAATCTATATCATAAACGGTTTCAAATGGTTGACCCGCACCGCTAACTTGCGATCCTCTTCTAAGGATACCACAATATCTTAAATCTTCTCTATCACCAAATGCAGGAACCGTTATTGAAAAATCAACTAATGCCACTGAAGGTCTTTGACCCGGAATTTTTAACCCGTAAGTCTTAGCGATATTATAAACTGAAGATTTTTGTTGAGCAAATTGCAATACCGTTTCTTGAATACTCCTATCAATATTAAATTGTAGGTTATCCGTAACGGCAGCATTTAAATCTAACATCACCGAGAAAACCCCAGCATCGTTAAAGTTTTGAACCAATTCAGGATAGTAAGTTCGAGTAAAGTTAATTAACTCAGTTCTTATTCCCTGAAAATCTCTGGTTGTGTAGGATATTTTTTTCTCAGCCATATACTATTAAATATTGATAATAACAAAATCACTACTTTCAAAGGCTTGATTTGTGACTCTATAGTCTATTTTAATTTTTGCGGTATGTTCTTTTTCACTAATACCTTGTACCTTAAATTCTCGTTCTCCATCTGAATTTATATAAGTACCTTTATTTTCCTCACCTAAAGAAGCATCTGTTATCGAAATATTCGTTATTAAGACACCTGGCATATATTTTTCTACCGAATCTCTAATCTCACCCTCAATTTCACTGAACGTAGGACCATCAAGTGGTTCAAAAATATATTCATACAATCTTGTTCCAAAATCAGGAAGATAATATCTATACCCCTTTCTAGTTAACAATAAATGAATTAAATTACTTCTAACTTCCTCATCGGTATTATCAGAAACATCCAAATATTTACCAACGTAAGATTCTCTAAAAGGAAAATTTATTCCATATGTGATTCCATTTGCCATATCTAATAAATATAGTATCGATGTGTTTTGAATAAATACATATAAAATAAAAAATCACGACCTAAGCCGTGATTTCCCTTCGTGATACGCTATTCATCTTACGATGAACAACCAAAACATTCAAACTCAGTATTGTCAGGTTTTGGAGGTAGATTCATATTAGAAAAGTCTACTTTAGGTGTTTCAACTTTTTTAATCGGTTCTCTTTTTGTCATATCCAACGCTAAGTGTTTCGCTCCTGTTGAAATTGCTTTTGTTCTTACGTAGTAACAAAGTGTTTTTAATCCTTTCTCCCATGAATGGAAGTGTGATGAGGTGATCTTAGATAATGTTGGGTTTGACATATAGATATTCATCGATTGTGATTGGTCAATGAATGGTGCTCTGTCCGCCGCCATGTTAATAAGTTCTTTTTGTGAAATCTCCCAAATTGTTTTATATTTTGGAATCAAATGCTCAATTCTTTTAACTTTCTTATTATAATTTTTGTCTTCAGAATCTAAATAATTATTGAAATTAATGTTTTGGATTGATCCTTCATTCATGATAATTTCATTCTTTAAATCTTCTGACCATATACCAATTTTCTCAAAGTCCGCAATTAAGTATTTGTTCACAATCATAATCTCACCACCAACTACTCGTCTGTTGAATAACGCTG